TGGTTAAATACAACAGGATACACATTAGTTGGTGCGCCATCGAAAGGATACCATGTTTATGATACAACATCAGCAGGTATTACATTCAAAACAAATACATCAAATTATGGTGCAGCAATCAAGCGAATCCAAGCAACAAGCACATTAGACATTTACAATGATGGATATGTAAATATTGGAGCAAATACAAACGCAAATGCTGTATTTATTACATCATCAGGTGTTTCATTCGGATCAACAACATTGGATTCAGGATATGGTTTTCAAATGTTAAATAACATTAATCAAAAAGCCAAAGCATATTCATGGGATACATATTCAGATGCGCGTATCAAAAAGGATGTTGTCGATTTGAATTATGGATTAAATGAGGTCATGAAATTGCGCGCGGTACGGTATAACCAATACAATTCATTGATCACAAACGATCAAATTTTGTTGACTGAATCATACAAACAAACCATTGGATTCATTGCGCAGGATGTGCATGAAATTGTACAGGAAGCGGTGACAAAAGGATCACAATCTGAATTGTGGGGAATGGATTACAACAAATTGATTCCTGTATTAGTCAAGTCAATTCAGGATCAGCAAGGTGAAATTGAAACATTAAAAAAACAAATTGCGATTTTGCGCAATGATTTGTGCTAAATTTGTATAAATCAAATCAATAAAACAATGAAAAAAAGTTATGCTGAATTATTCGTTATTGTTGGCGCATTGAATCATTTTGCGCAAGGTGGCAAAACGAAAGGACAAAAAAAATTAATCAAAATTGCAGAACGATTGAAGCCAATTTTGGATGAATACAACGAAAAGGCAGAAGAATTAAAATTGGATAATGCATCGGTTGATAAAGATGGCAATTTGATTCTGAATGAAAAAGGTGGCTATAATTTCACCAAAGAAGGTGCAAAAAAATTGGCGCAGCAATCAAAATGGTTGAATTTGTCAACATTCGATTTTGAACCAATTAAAGTTTTGAATCCTGATGGATTGGAAATTTATGATTTTCTTTCAGGATGGGTTGATGGTGTAGAATTTAAATTAAACATTGATGATGTCGAATTATAAAAAAATAAATCCAAGCGATTGCAAATTTTCATGGGTAATTGTCCAATTAGATTGCGCACCATCATATGAAGGATTGCAGGATTATGTTGTCAATGTACATTGGCGATATGGCGCACAATTTGAATCGTATTACACAGATTTGTATGGCGCGCAATCATTTAATGAGGTTGCAGGACCTGATTTTACACCATATGCTGAATTGACTGAATCGCAGGTAATTGGGTGGTTGGAAAATTCATTGGATATGATTCAAATCCAGGATCAATTAGTGAAAACAATTGAAAACATGGTAAATCCGCCAATTGTTGTTTTACCATTACCATGGGAATCTAAAAATCAAAAATAAATGATTTTCAGCGGAACAAACATCATTGTTTATGATAATGATATTGCCATAGGCCATTCGACAAATGCAATATTGCAAATGTCAATGGATGTGGCGCAATGTTCCAACAAAAATTCCGGTGGTTGGTACGAAGGTATCGCAGGCAAAAGAACGGCCAAAATTCGATTGGAAGGATTGGTTGATTATTCAGATCAGTTCAATTACAATGAATTGGTAAATCTATTGATCACAAAGAAATACACAAAATTTGTGTTTCAGGGTGCATCAATGTTTTATTTTGGTGGTGGATATGTCACAGATGTTGAACAGGTTGCGGAGGCTGAAAATGCTGTTTCATATGGTGTTGATATGGTGATCGATGGCCGTGTTTATTTTGAACCACGGTTGCCATGGAATTTGGTTTTTAGTAATTGGGAAAATGTAAATATCAATTGGGAAAATGTGTAATCATTTTATTTATATTTGTCAAAAATAAAAGGGAATAAAATTTAACAAACAATATGGCAACAGCAGGAGTATTTAACGGAACCAATCTATTACTAAAAGTTGGTGAAACAGTAGTAGGACACACAACATCATGCACATTATCGGTATCAAACGACATGGCCGATGCAACAACAAAAGATTCACAAGGTTGGTCGGAATCATTAGCAGCATTGAAATCAGGTGAAATTTCATTTGATGGATTAGTTGATTATTCTGATGCGAACAACGCAGAACAATTGTTGGATTTGTTGATGGCAAGAACAAAGGTGACTTGTGTATTTGGAACAGCAACAACAGGTGATTCAGTTTATACAGCGCAGGGATTTGTTTCATCATTAGAGCAATCAGCAGAAATGGAAGCAGCCGTAACATTTAGCGGTACAATCACATTAACAGGTGCAATTACAAAATCAGTTAATTTATAATAACTGATTTGCAATAAAAAAATCCCTACATCATTAATTTGGTGTAGGGTTTAAATGTTTAAATCTAATCATAAATAAAAATGCAAGTAAACGACAAACGCGGTTATTGCCAATTAGAATTTGGCGGTAAAGTTCGCACATTACATTTTTCAATGAATTTTTGGGCGGCATTTGAAAATGCAGCAGGATTTTCAATTTCTGAAATTGACAAAGTTTTGGGTGCAGGTTTATCATTAACCACATTGCGCGCCATGATTTATGCAGGTATTTTGGCATATGATCAGGAAAATAAACAGGTGATTGATTACGATCAATTTGATGTTGGAAATTGGATGGAGGATGTAAAACAGGCAAACATTCAATTAATCGTTGAAACATTAATGCAATCACGAATTTTAGGTAATGATCTAAATGCAGGTGTTCGCAGAAATGTTGAGAAATCAACAAAAAACCCAAAGCCGAAAAACCCCTAACATGGAATTCAATGCTTGATTTCTATATTGGTCAGGCAGGGATTTCACCGGATCAGTTTTGGATGAATACATGGAAGGAAAACGCGTTGTTAGGGGAATCATGGTCTGTAAATGTGAATTTACAATGGGAAATGCACCGTTTTGTTTCCACAATGATTGTGAATAGTCAAGCTAAAAAACGCAGTCAAATAATATCACCTGATAAATTGTTTCCATTGCCACAGGATGTGTATTTGGATAAAGGCACACCAAAGTCAACACCGGAACAATTACAGGCATTTATGAAACAAATTGAAAAAAGCCAATCCAAATAATGGGTTGGTTTTTTCGTTAATTTTGAACCATGGCAAATGTATTAGAAGTATTTTTAAGCGGTGATTCAAAGGAATTGGAAGCCGCATTATCAAGGGCAGATAAGCAATTAAAGAATTTCGGCAAATCGGCATCAGATATTGGCAAAACATTGTCATTGTCGATCACAGCACCATTGGCATTGGCAGGCACAGCCGCGATCAATTTTGCAAAGGATTTTAATGAATCTTTGAACAAAGTTGATGTAGCATTCAAAGAATCAGCCGGAGAGGTTCAGGCATTTGCCAAAACAACATTACGCGCATTTGGTATTGCGGAAGGATCAGCATTGGATATGGCAGCCAATTTTGGTGACATGGCCACATCAATGGGATTAAGCACCAAACAAGCGGCAGACATGTCAAAACAATTGGTTGGATTAGCCGGAGATTTGGCATCGTTTAAAAATATTTCAATTGATGTTGCCAATACGGCATTGACAGGAATTTTCACAGGTGAAACCGAATCGTTGAAGCGATTAGGTATTGTGATGACAGAACAAAATGTTGAAATGTGGGCATTCCAAAATGGAATCAAAAAAGCATTCAGCGAAATGTCACAGGCCGAAAAAACCATGACAAGGTTCAAATACATCATGGACATGACAACAAATGCACAGGGTGATTTTGAACGCACAGGTGGAGGTGTTGCCAATCAAATGCGAATTTTGGGTGAAGGATTGAAGCAGGTCGGAAATGAATTTGGTCAGGTAATGTTGCCTGTTGTCAATAAGGTTGTGAAGGCCATGAACAGTTTTATCACAAGTTTATCAGCAACATCAACAGAAACAAAAACAGTCATTGTTGTATTAGGCGCATTGGCAGCAGCCATTGGCCCTGTATTGATCGGGATTGGATTGGTTTCATCAAATATTGTTTCAGGATTCGCAGTTGCATCAAAAGCGGTGAAAGGATTATGGGCAGCAATGGCAGCTAATCCAATTTTAGCAATTACAACATTAGTTGCAGGTTTGACAGCAGCATATTTAATTCAGGAAGGTGTATTTACCAAAATGACAAATGTGCAGGGGGAATTGAACAAACTAAAAAAGGATTCAATCAATTCAACAGCAAAAGAAGAAAGCGAATTAAGAAGATTATCAGGCATTGCGCAAAATCATGCTGTTGCATTGGATGAAAGAAAGAAAGCAATAAAGGCGATCAATCTGATGTCACCTGAATATTTGAAAGGTATTACATTGGAAACAATCGGAACCGATTCAGCCAAAAAATCAATTGATAATTACATCGGATCTTTGCAAAAAAAGTCATTATTAATGGCCGCAAATTCAAAGATCGAAGAATTGATGGCCAAAAAATTGGCATTGCAGACAGGTGAAGCGGATGCCGGAACAACGGCATTTGGTGCGCTAAATGATATGATCGCCAAATTGGGTGCATCACGCGGTTTGTATTCAAGTGAAATAATTTCGGGTGCAAAAGAAAGAGCAAAAGTAAATGCACAGGAAATAAAAAACATTGATGAATTAATCAAGAAAACAGCAGATTTAGCAGGCATTGATTTGAATAAGGTTGAGCCTGTTGAAAAAGCAAAAAAACCGACAAAAACATATGATCCGGAAGCAGCAAAAGCCGCATTAAAAGAAGAACAAAGAATTCAGGCAGAAAGAACAAAGGCAGGGGAGGATGCGCGTGATGCTTATGAAAAGATTTTAGGTGATATTAATCGAGAAAATGTAAACGCAGCCGAAGAAACAGCAACAATGTATTTATCGCAAAAGGATCGCGAATACATGATTTTAGAAGAAAATTTTGCGGCACAAATTGCATTGCGTGAAAGGTTTGGACAAAGTACAGTTGCAATTACTGATAAATACAGAATAGAAAAAAAGGCATTAGAGGATAAATGGAATCAAATTGAACTTGAAAACATTACAGCACAAGGTGATGAAGTTCAGGCAACATTGGACAGTCAGGATGAAAGAAGATTAAAAAATTTACAATATTATCAGGAACAAATTGCGCAATCATATGCAACATTACGCGATGCAACGGCATCAATTTTTACAGATATTGGGAACAGTATTTTAAGTGCATTTGGCCCTGCCACATCAATTTTGGAGCAGGTAGGTTTGGCAATTGCTAAGGTTATGGTTCAAATGGGTGCCATGGCGATTGCTGAAAAACTATTTGGCGCACAGGCGATTAAATCAAAGCAAGCACAGGCAACAGCGGATTCGATCAAAGTTGGTACAGCAGCGGCAGCCGCAGCAGGGCCGGCAGGTTTGGCATTATTAGCGCCATTCATTGCATCAGCAGTTGCAATGACAACAGGCGCATTTGCGGCGGTTCCAAAGTTTGCAGCAGGTGGTATTGTATCGGGGCCAACAATGGGATTAATGGGTGAATACCCCGGCGCAAAATCGAATCCGGAGGTTATTGCACCATTAAACAAATTGCAATCAATGATGGATACAGGATCAGGCGGAAACATGAATTTGAGTGGTGAATTTGTTGTGAGAGGTCAGGATTTGGTATTGGCATTACAGCGCGCAGAAAAACAAAAATCAAGAATTGGATAATTTATGGCATACGGTGTTAAATATTCATTGACATTTTCGGATGTTCGTGGGATCAAAAAAAGGATTGACATTTTAAAAAAGGATTACAGCGGATCGGTTTTACCAATGGTTTGCACAGGTGATCCGGTTGAAATTGAATGGAAATCAGATGATGATATTTATGAGCCATTAATTGGATCATCATGCACAATCAATTTAATAGTAACTGATTCCGTTTCATATGATTCATTTTATGAATACGATGAACGCGAATATCAGGTAAAAATTTATTTTGAATCAAACACAGGTGTTTTTTCGCTGTATTGGATGGGATACATGACAAATGACATGTACACGGAAGCCATGACAACAACACCATACACATTCAGCATAAAGGCCATTGATGGTTTAGGTACATTGAATGCATTTGATACATGGATGCCTGCCACAGATGTTTATGAAGCAACATTATGGGAATTCATTTGGCATAATTTGTCATATTTGGATTTAGGGTTTGACATTTGGATCAGTAATGACATTCGATTATTTGATGATCCTGCATGGAAAAATGTGTTTACAGGCGTTACAGTAAACAAATCAACATATTTCCATAAATCATACATTATCGACAACGCAAAGGATGTGATCAAATCCATTTTAAAGGGATTTAATTGCCGAATTTTTCAGGCATATGGCCGTTGGGTGATCGTAAATTCATCATCATATGGCGATCAACGGATCATTGAAGGTGTTCAGGATGGGACATATTCAGGATCAGGAATATTGGCAGCCAAACAAGGATTTTTAAACGGTGGATCTGAAAATATTAAATACTACATATATAATTCATCAGGTGTTGAATCAGGCAATATTACAGATACATTTTTGAGAATTGCACCGGATTATTTCGCATTGGTTGGAAATGATTTGGTTCGAAAATTGGATCGGCCTGTCAAAAAATATCAGGAAATCGTTGATATTTCGCAAAAGAATATTGATCTAAATGAAAATGCATCATTTGAATTCAATTTGGTTGAAGGATGGCAAATGCCATTCGGTGCAGGTTATGTTGATGGAAATCCGTTTGCGGGCAAACGCGCATTTGTATTCAGTGAATACACAACGACATTGGGATCATACACACGAAAATTGTATTCTGATAATGCAGCACAGGCCATTCAAGGTGAACAATATCAGATATTAATTTCAGTCAATTTGAATTCAGCATCAGGTGGCGCGAATGGCGCGCGTTTACCATGGTACATGCGTGTGTTTTCATCAGGGAATTATTATTATTGGTTGGAAGCAGGCAAAACATGGGGAACATCGGGATCAATCATATGGAATGAATTCAGGTTGGATGCCAAAGGTGAATGGGAGGCATTGAAAGCCACAGCAGGCGCGTTGACAGTCAATGGAACAATTGAAATTGGTTTTGGTATTCCATACATTGATGCAGCAGGATCATACGTTGATACGCACATCGATAATTTTGCAGTTCGAAATATCGACAAAGAGCAAAACCAATACAATGAAGTTTTATTTATTCGTGAACAAACATCATCACAGATCACAACGGATGTGATGGAGCATGAGAATGTAAAGCAGGCGAACATTGGCGATGGTATATTTTGGGGGCAATTTAAAAATCAGCCTGCATTCAAAAGGTGTAATGATACAACACCAAAAACGATTGAGCAGATTGTAACACAGCAAAGATTGAATGATTATCGGGTTTATTCAAAATCATATGAAGGTACATTGTATGGCAATTATGGATATTTGGTAATGACATTACAGAATAAAATATATTTCAATTGGAACAATTTTTCAGAATCGGATTCGTGCATAATTGATTCAATGAAATACAATGTCAAAGCCAACACATACGATTTCATTTGCCATGTGCCGAATAATTACACAGATGTTGATTCGACATTCCGTGTTTCGTATCAGGAATAGTTTTGTTTAGTTTAGGGTTGAAAATTTTAAATGATACGGCCAATGGCTGTATCATTTATTGATTAGGTTTAGTTGTGATAGAATGGCCATTGACAATGTTGGTGGCCATTTTTGTTTTTCGCATTTATTATATGGCTAATTTTGGAAAACAAAATCAATTGAATGTCAGAGATTAACAATAAATTAGAAGCAATTCGTGCGCATTTCAATGGTACGACATTGACATTTAGCCAATTCATCAAAGTTCATTTTGAAAATTACGGATACAAAACTTTTGGATCCATGAAAAAAATGATGATTTCACATGGTATTACGCAGACAAATCGAAATGCGGTGCATAAAAACAAAAATAAGCCAATATTCATATCAGATTTTGATATTAATAAATTGGATGATTTTGGAATTCAGAAATCAATTGGATCAGAATACACATCAGCAAAATTGCCGGATCACATTAAAAAGGTCGGGATCATGTCGGACATACATTTTCCATTCCATGATTTCGATGCATTAATATGTGCCATCAGACATTTAAAAGAACAGGAAATTGATTGCCTGTATTTAAACGGTGACATATTCGATTTTTATTCGATCAGCCGACATGAAAAGGACAAGGATTTGCGCGATTTCCCGCGTGAAGTTGAAATGTGCCGTGAATTTGTACGCAAGTTGCGCGATATATTTGGCCGAATCCCTATTTACTACAAATTAGGAAATCATGAGGATCGCTATGCGCGATCATTACAAATTCAGGCAGAAGAATTTGCACAGATTCATGACCTGCAATTTGAAATATTTTTTCATCTGGATAAAGTAGAATTTGAAATTGTAGATTCATGGCGCGGAATGGAAATGGGTGATTTATTGGTTTTACACGGACATGAATTATATGGTGGTGGCGGAATTAATCCAAGCCAAAATTTGTTCAATAAAACGATTTGTAACACATTGATTGGCCATGTGCATAAAACATCAGCAACGATCAAGAAAACAGGATTCAAACAATTCATTCATACATACAGCACAGGGTGTTTGACAGCATTATCACCAAAGTATATGCCATTCAGCCAACACAATCATGGATTCGCCATTGCGGAAATAAAAGATGGAAAAACAAAGGTTTCCAACATCATGATCAAAGATGGAAAAATAGTGTAAATTTGAAATGTGTTTAATTGGTTTACTAAAATGGGCATCCGCATTGGGTGCCTTTTTTTTATTTTGAAATATTTTTTAAAATATTTTAGAAATGTTTAGGATATATCATTTCAATCCTGTTACTTTACATCATGTTAAACGATAAAACACACACAAACATGGAAATTACATCAAAATCAATCGCAGAATTAAATTTGACAGCATTAGAAGTTCAAGTTTTAGAATCATTTATTTCACAATTATATGCGGAAGCAGGTTATTCAGATGTTGATGTTTCTGATTTAGTGAAAAAAACAGGAATCCCATCAAAAACTTTGCGCGGTGTATTAGGATCATTAGTAAAAAAAGAAATTGTATCAGTTGATAAAAATGCAGGTGGATGTGGTTACGATATAATTTACCTAAAAGAAGAATTTTGGTATTTACACAGCGAAGATTGGGCATCAGAATCAAGATTTTAAAAATATAAATCAGGGGGTGTAAAAACCCCCATAAACCAATAAAAAATAAACACATGGAAAATTCAATAATCGGTTGGGGAGTTTATTATGCACCAACAAAGGAAGGTAAATTATTTGCAGGTTTGAAATACGAATTAATGGGATGTTTTGTGAATCAAATTGATGCCTTAAAATATCAATATGAATTAAATCAAAATGCATATTTGGATGAAATGCATTCGGGTTATGTTGTGTATTCATTAAAATGGATTCCAAAGGGATTCAAATTGCGTTATTAATAAAAATCAGGGCCGGAGAAATTCCGGCCCATAAACCAATAAACATCAAGATCATGAAATATTCAGTAAAAATTCAATACGGAAAATTAGGTTTCTTTTTAGTAATTAATGGAAAAGCAATAAAACGCACATGGAAAGGTGAAATTATTGCGACAAAAGTTGATCCTTTATGCGCTAATAATTGGAATGCCACAGAATGGCAATCTGTTAAGCATTTACGGACATTTTGGAATGATTACAGATTGATCATATTTGATAAAGCAAAATAATTATAGGCAGGTGAAATTCCGGCCTTTTTTATGATCAAAAATATTTATTAAAGTTTTTTAGAACTGTTTAGGATATATCAATTATTTTGTTTTAGTTTACATCAACAAACAATTAAACACATGAAAAACACAGCAAAATCATTAGAAAACAAGCAAATTTTGGTAGTTAACGCAATTACGCGCGTTAATTCGGTATCAAAAAAATCACGCATCACAAATCAAATTATTTCAATGGGGCCAATTGTATTTGAAAGAATCGAAGGCACAATGAATGATGGTGCATTTTTTGGCCCATTTGTTTTCGATGGCAAAGAATGGCGCGCATTTTTGAGATTTAGCAGCAACACAATTGAACTTGATCAATTTAAAAGTTCACGATCAAAATCAATTTCAATTCAAGAATTTCAAGTATTATAATTCCAAACCGTGCCGGCGGATTCCGGCAAACTTTTTAACAAATTAAGCACATGAAAAATTTCTTAAAACTAATGATCGGTGAAGATTTCACAACAGCCGACATCATTCCGGCAATCAAAGCATTTGGTGCGTTGATGCTATTATTAACAATCATTTCAATTATCGAAAAATTATGAGAATAGGGAAAATGGAAGTTTATCAGCAAATCGCGGATGAATTGAATCAGAAACAAATATTGCCGCCAACAGCGCGATCATGGAAGGGCCACAACATACAGTCATTTGTTTCACGCGGTTGTCAGGATCCAATTATTAAAGAAGTTATAAATAGACATTTTAAACAAGCCAATTTAACACACAATGACACAGTTAGCAAAGATTGAATTTAGCGATGATCAGGTAAAATTGATCAAATCACAGATCGCACCAAAAGCCACAGCGGATGAATTGAAATTATTCATGTATCAGGCACAACGCACAGGTTTGGATCCGTTAACGCGCCAAATCTATTGCATACACAGAAATCAACGCAATCAGGATGGATCGTATTCGGCAAAAATGACAATCCAAACATCCATTGATGGATTCCGTGTGATCGCAGAACGATCAGGCGATTATGCAGGCCAATCGGAACCGGATTTTGTTTATGAAGGTGACAAATTGAAATGCTGTAAAATTGCCGTGTTTCGTTTCCGTGGTGATGTTAGGTATCAGGCATCAGTTGGTGTTGCATATTGGGCAGAATACAGCCAAAATTCAGGATTGTGGACAAAGATGCCACACACCATGTTGTCGAAGGTTGCGGAAGCATTAGCATTACGCAAAGCATATCCGCAGGATTTATCCGGATTGTACACATCAGATGAAATGGCACAGGCAGATGTGGTTGAAATTAAGCCGGAACCAAAGGCACAGCCAAAGCCAATCGAAATTTCATCATTGAATGATCAGGATTACAAGGATTTGGAATATGTCCTGTTGCAATGCACAGATGTTGAATCGATCAAGGAAGTTTGGGATTCATGCCCATCAGAATATCAAGCCGACACAAAGGTTCGCCAATTATTTAATCAGTACAAACAATCAATTAAACCTAATTTATAATGACAACAGATTTAGTATTTCCAACAGGTGATCAGATCATTTTAATGGATAAGTCAGAAATCGCGAACAGGGCCAAAACTTTTGCCGAATCAATGGAAGGTATGGCAGGGCTAAAATCAGCCGCTGCAATCGCCAAATTTCAATTGATGTTAGCAGAACTTGAAAAGAATTTTAAGGATGCCACATTAAAAGAAATTCAGCAACATCAAGGCGCAAAGGTTTCAGCATTCGGAATTGATTTTTCAGAAATGGAATCAGGTATCAAATACGATTATTCAGCGAATGAAATTTGGAATGACATTCAGGATCGTATTGATCACCTGAAAGCACAGCAAAAAGATATTGAGGCTTTCTGTAAAGCATTAAAAACACCAACAGTCACAGTTGATCCGGAAACAGGTGAATCACACGAATGGTTTCCGCCATCAAAATCAAGCACAATAACAATCAAAAAAACAATCAAATAATCATGGGGCAATTAGTAAACATTTCAGTTAAATTTTCAGCGGTTGATCAATCGCGATTAACCACAGATAAAAACGGCAATCAATGGTTAAATTTATCCGGATGGATCAACGATGAAATTGATCAATACGGATCATTCGGTTTCGTTACACAATCGCCATCAAAAGAAGAACGCGAAGCGAAGGCAAAGTTGCCCATTTTAGGCAATTTTAAATTGCCAATGGCAAAAGGTACACCCGCGAACAATATCGTTCAAACAGCGGCAAACAAACCTGCAAATTTCGAATCACAGGTTTTGATTCCTGAATCGGATGCAGGCGATGATTTACCATTTTAAATTTTAACATCATGGCAATGCGCAAAATCGTTGGTCAATACACCACAAAGAATGGCGAATTGAAAGCCATTTATTCGACAAAGGAATCAGTTTTAAAGCACCGTGATATTGAAATTGGTGCTATTTATGAAATCGCATACAAATTAGGCAATGGCGATTCATATTTAAAATCAGAATTGATTCAGCACACGGATGATTTCAGAACATTATTTTTCAGACATCCGGATCCATCACGAAAATTGATTGGAATTCCATTGATGAACATCATTAAATATGTAAAGAAATGAGAACAAACGAATTAGGGTACACCTATAATGAAGCGATGAATACAATCGCGCAAAATTTACAAATCAATTACATTAAATTATACGGCAATGGATCAACAACGAATGATCGAAGAAAGCCACAACAAAATGCGAATCGCATCAATCGTGGTCATGTTAAAGTGCGCAATTATTGATGGCAGGATGCCAAATGATTGGGATGGATCCACAGATACGGATCTGATTGAATACCTAAATGAACATTATACAGTCACACCAAAATCGATCAATGATCACATTGGCATATGAAAAAGATTTTCAATTACATTCAAACATTTTTTGTTTACATCATTGTTCGCATTTTAATGTTTTTTTTCATGTTGTTTTACAGCGCAGGATTAGTGATTTTTTTAATTTTTATTCGGCCTATTATTTACATTTTAAACCTAATTAAATAATGAAAACATTTCAGCAATACGATCAGGACAATCCACACATTTGGGAATTATACAAAGCAATCGCAATTGATTTAATACAGCGCGGAATGCGCAAATTAGGATCAAAACGAATTGTTGAGGAAATCCGGTGGCATCATTCAGTTAGAACAAATGAACCGTATAAAGTCAGCAATAATTTCACAGCAATGTATGCGCGAAAATTTGTCAATGAATTTCCGCAATATGGACACATGTTTGATTTCAAGCCATTGCGCAGATAAATTAAACTGTTATATTTGCATTATGATCAGCGGAAAAGGTAGGAGTTTTCCGGTGATTAATATGGGTTAAAAACCATCAATGCCTGTTTCCACTCCTACGGATTCAGGCATTATTTTTTTATCATGGAAAAAGAAGCATATTATTTCCCACATTTTTGCAACGCGCGACATGATCGCAAGATTCGCAGATTGCGCAAAGAATTGGGTGTTGAAGGATACGGTATTTATTTCATGCTGTTGGAAACATTACGCGAACAACAGGATTTGATGTATCCATTGGAAGATTTGGATTTGTTGGCAGAAGAATTTGGTGTTTCAGAAGCAAAGGTAAAAGTCACCGTTTTGAATTACGAATTGTTTGAAATTGATGGCGATCAAAAATTCTTTTCACCACGAATGTTGGTTTATTTGGAACCATATTTTAGAATGAAGGAACAACGGAAAATGGCAGGTCAACGTTCAGCGGAATTACGGAAATCCAACAACCGTTCAACAGCCGTTCAACAAAGTAAAGGAAAGGAAAAGAAAGGAAATGAAAGTAAAGTAAATGAAAGTAAAGAAAAAGATAATGAAATCGTTGATTTCATAACTTTTCGCGATCAGTTGTTTAATACATGGTTTGATTATAAGCGACAAAAAAAATCAAGTTACACGGAAATTGGCAAAGCCACATTGATGAAGCAATGGGAAGGCAAAACGGATGATCAGTTGCAAATGGCAATCGAACATTCAATCGCCAATAATTATCAAGGATTATTTGAACCCAAAAATAATAATTCGGTAATTGCCGAAAAGAAAGGCAAAATTCAAACCAATTTAGAAAACATCAACGCGGCACAGCAAGCCATTAAACACAACATGAAAGATGGAAAAGTCATTAACAATCCCTTCGACATCAGCAATTGGTCATAAGTTCACCAAAGCAGATTTAGAAATCATTGAAGCATCAAAATTACCATTGATCAAAACAATCAGCGATGAACACCTGATTACATTAGCCACAAAGGTTTTATCATTGGCTAAATTCAAATTAGGATTAAACGGAATCAGCGCAGCAGATGAACAGGCCAATGTGTTGATGTTATTACAGGACATCAAAGATTTTCCGGCATATACGGAACAGGATGTATTGATTGCCACAAAACGCGGTTTGAATGGCGATTATTTGAAGGAATCAGAAACCAATGTGTTTTTTAATTCATCAAATTTTGTTCGATGGCTGAAATTTTACAGCATGGACAAAAGACAGGTGATCGGAATGATCCAAAACACATACGTTGAACAGCCGCCATTGCCTATTCCAACAGATGAAGAATCAAGAATGCAAGCGGTTCAGATTTTGAATGATTACATTGATACGATCAAAAAAAATCCTGATTACAAATTTCCATATGGGGGATTGCATCACCTGTATGACATAGCCAAAAAATTTGGGATCATTCAGGTTGAACCGGAAGCAAAGGAAAAAATTTGGAATCGGTTGAATCACATCAGCGACATGTCGATCAAAATCACCATGGCAAAATCGGATTCATATATTTATTTTATCCACAAAATGATCCGTGAAAATCGGATTGTTGAGTAATTACAATGTAATTACAATTAAACCTAATCAAAAATGAAAACAACACTAATTTTTGCCATGTTTTTTGGCATCACAGCGATGTTTTATGATACAGATGAACAATCGTATCAGTCGCAAGAATATCGATCAAATAAGGCCATAATATTGAATCCTGATGAAATGGAATTTCATGATGATTTTGATTCAACATATTATGTGTACGGTTGCCAATACAATACATTCACATCAAACCATAAATGCAGATGAAAACATACAAAAATGATTTGATTACAGCATTCACCGAAGTTGGTGAAGTAACGAGGGGGGTTGGTATGACAAGATGGAGAACCCACAATGGATTAACCAAGCGCGAATATTTTGCAGCAATGGCGATGCAGGGGTTGTTAAGTAATGGCTCGTTAGGGGACCGACTCGTTTCGCAAAATGCAGTAATTTATGCCGATTTACTTATTGAAGAATTAAATAAACAACAAAACAATGGCAACAATTTTTAAAAAAGGAGATAGAGTATTTGATATTGAATATGGTTGGGGAAATGTTGTTGAAATTCAAGAATGGGATAGATATGCCGTTAAAGTAATTTTTGATGAAAAATGCCAACACACATATTTATTTGATGGTAAATATCCATCAGAAGGAGGTTATCCAAGAAAGGTTTTATCATTTACGGAATACAAATTAGAAGGATTTTCACAGGAACGGCCCAAAGAATTGCCGCAAAAAGGTGATATTGTTTGGGTAAAAGATGACGAAGATGGTGCTTGGCTAATATCACATTTTATTAAAAAAGAAAATGGATTATATTATTGTTCGGATGCTGCATCAGATGATGATTATTCAATGCCTTTTGCATATTTGACAACAAAAAATCCATATTCTAATGAAAAAAATTGAACCAATTTTTATCGTTTTGGCAATCGCAGGAATTGTGGTTGGAATTGCAATTATTAACATATTTTTTTAAACCATATTTTACACATTAAAATGGAAAATCAACAATTAGCATCATATTGGATTGCAGAAAAGGTTGGAATATTAATTGAAAATTTATTTAAAGGATTTTATAAAAGTCAGGAATCATTTGATGAAGATTGGCATCGTATTTTTAATTATGCAGGTGAAATGGAAAAACAACAAATAATTGATGCGCATTTTGAAGGATGGGGTGATGCATATGATTATTTGAAAGATGAAAATTCAGAGGCAAGACAGGCGACAGATTATTATAACGAAACATATGGCACGAAATAAAAATGAACACCATTTGCAGGTGGTGATTGTCAAATGGTTGGATCTGATGAATTACGATTTTTTTGCGATTCCAAATGGTGGATTGCGAAATATTCGTGTGGCAGCACAATTGAAAGCGGAAGGTGTGAAAGCGGGTGTGGCTGATTTGTTTATCTGTAAACCAAATGCCAATTATCATGGCCTGTTTGTTGAACTGAAAATCGGATCCAATAAACAACAGCCATCGCAAGTTAAATTTGAAGCCATTGTAAAAAAACACGGATACCAATATGCCGTTGTCAAATCGTTGGATCAAATGATGGAGTTATTAAAGCAATATGAAAGCGAAAAGGCCAACGCGCGATCATATGCTGATGGATACAAGGATGGCCAATTAAACGCACAAATCACTAAAATATGAGAATGGAATTTTTGAAACAGAAAAATGTATTTGAATTTATTCCATGCATTACATGGTATCATTGCCGTGGAGAATATTCAAAAGGATCATTAACATTTGCATGGCTATTTTGGGCAATTAGAATTTATAAAATCACAAAGATATGATAGTACAGGAAAGGGCAGATCAGTTGATTGAAAAAATGCGTTCAGTTTGCGGAAATATGGGAGAATATGAGGCAAATTGGTGTGCATGGTATATGACAGTAGAATTAATGAGTGAGTTGCACGGACATGGTCAATTGATGAGGTATAATTTTTATAAAGAAGTAAAAAACGAAATTGAAAAAAAAATCAATTTATTAAGGCAAGAAACAAATAAGATATGACAGCACAACAGCAAGCGGATTCATTGATATGGTACGCAGAACATCAAGGTTTTGACAGAAGAACAGCCATTGAAATGGCAAAATTTGCAGCGGATAAGGTAATTAATTACGGTCAATTGGATCGGATCACGGAATCGTTTTGGTTTGATGTAATGGATGATTTAGAAAATCGATGAATTACAGGGATCAAGCAATCGAATGGGCCAATAAGCAAATCGAAGCAGGTATTGCAGGGCCAATTAAAATAAATGCATGGGAAACAATTGAGGATCCTGTATTGTATTTACAAACAAATGTGCAGCGGATACAATATGCATCGTACAAAGAACAGCGAATCGCATACAACAGGATCAGAACATTAAAACAGAATATCAAATGAGCAGAATAACAAGAATTGTTGAACGGTTTCCTGATTATGAATTTTTGACAATCGATGGTTGCGACAAAGCAATAATTGGAATTGATTTTAGTGTTGATCCATGCAGGTTGGTTTATTCAGCCAATAAAATTGTGGATTGTTTTGTCAAACAGGGCATGAAACCTGATGAAGCAATTGAGCATTTTGAATACAATATTCAGCGATCAATTCCATATTTATATGATGCAAACCACAATGCACCATTAATTATTCACACAGATTTTTAAGAAAATGAGCAAATCTAAAACAGACAAAATTAAATTATTGACATATTTCGCATTGTGCCAAAACATGATCAATTTCATCGATGGCGAATGGAACGGACATCCTGCAAATAAACAGGCCGTTAAAATGCAATCAAAAGCATTGTTGCGCGAACTTGAAAAAGCAATGGCCGTATTATTTCCAAAGGATTTGGATAATCATGCTGATGCAGGTGATGTGATTGATACATTCATGAATGCCACAGATGCCATGGAATCATTTTTTGTGTTGGGAATGGCCATGGATGAATTGGATGTTGTCAAGAAGCAAGGATTGAACACACAGATCAACATCCTGTTGCAATCATATGGAATCGATTTGTGGGAAAAGCCAATGTCAGAGTTATGGGCCAAATAGTTAACTTTGCATAAACCAATCAATAAAATGAAAAACGATCAAATGGCGGACATGGTCAACAATCCGCCACATTACCAAACTGAATCAGGTTTGCAGCCAATTGATGTAATTGAAAAATTCGATTTAAATTTCAATTTAGGCAACGCAATCAAGTATATTTTGCGATCCGGCAAAAAAGGAAATAAGGAGCAGGATTTACAAAAGGCGATTTATTACCTTAGCAGGGAAATAAATAATTTATCATGATATACATTGGATTTAAGAAAACGCAGCACACGGTTGAAATTTTACCATCAATTCGAATCAATTTGCCAAAGAAGCGCAGAAATGATGTGGTTATTTTTAGTTGGATAGTATTTGAATTAGTGATCGGCATAAACGATTAATTATGGATGATTTAGTATTTCAGGCAATGATTGTTGGAACAATCGAAATCATGTTCATTTTGTACATGACATATTTAATTTATAAGGAAAAGAAAAATGATCGAATCGGTAAACATTAAACTGATTATTCCACATCCTAATAATCCGCGGATCATCAAGGATGATAAATTTAAACGATTGGTTAAATCCATTCAGGAATTCCCTGAAATGCTGCAATTGCGGCCAATTGTCGTTGATGATAATATGGTTGTATTAGGTGGGAACATGCGATTGAGAGCATGCAAGGAAGCCGGATTAACGCGCGTACCAATCATCAAGGCATCAGCATTGACAGCAGAACAACAGAAACGATTTATCATCACAGATAATGTTGGATTTGGTGAATGGGATTGGGATGCATTGGCCAATGAATGGGATCCAAATCAATTGGTTGAATGGGGATTAGATGTACCAATATTTGATCCTGAAACAAATGATCAGGATGAACCTGTTAAAAATGAATCATATATAATTGAGGTAAAATGCGATGATGAAGAATCAAGGCAGGCCATTTACAACAAAATGATTGAATTGGGATTTAATTGCTATTTAAAGAAATGAGAAAGGCAAGCACAACAAGGCAGAAAAAACAGGCAATGTTAGATGCATTGGAAAAATCATTGGGCATTGTAACAACAGCGGCAAAGATGGCCGGAATTACACGGATGTTACATTATCAATGGACATACAGTGATCCTGAATACAAAAAGGCCGTTGATGAATTGCAGGACATGGTTTTGGATTTTGCCGAATCACAATTGCATAAACAGATCAAGGAAGGTAATACAACGGCCACAATTTTTTACCTGAAAACCAAAGGTAAAAAACGCGATTACATTGAACGCACAGAAATTAAACATGAAACAGGCATTGAATCAGCCGTTATTGAATGGACACCATCGACAACAGAAAACGAATAGGGCAAAAATGCAATGTTCAGTTTTTTCAGACATTAAACAGCAATAAGCGGATCAAGGTTCACCAAGGGGGAACGCGTTCGGGTAAAACATATGCGATTTGTCAATACCTAATTTATCGGATGACATCATCATCCAAGCCATTAACAATTTCAATTGTCAGGAAAACATTGCCATCATTGAAGGGATCCGTGCAACGCGATCTGTTTGAAATATTGGACAATTTAGGCATCCTGTTTATTGGTCAACACAATAAATCAGAAAACACATACACATTCGGGAACCATGTAATCGAATTTTTATCGGTGGATGAACCACAAAAGATCAGAGGCCGGAAACGAAATATTTGTTATTGCAATGAGGTAAACGAATTAGATTTTGAGGATTTCAGACAGTTGTTAATGCGGACAACAGATGAAATGATTTGCGATTTCAATCCATCGGATCCGGTGCATTGGATATATGATGAAGTAATTATGCGTGATGATTGTGATACATGGATCACAACATATCAGGACAATAAATTTTTGCCAAAGGAATTGATCGATGAAATCGAAAGATTGCGTGCAAGGGATCCGGATTATTGGCGCATTTATGGCGAAGGTAAACGCGCAGTATTTAGCCACAGACAAATTTTCCAAAATTGGACATTCATTGATCACGCAGAATTTCCGCCATTGGATGATGTATTTTATGGATTGGATTTTGGTTATTCGCAGGATCCAACAGCAATCGTTGAAATTTCAAAGGTCAATGATAAATTGTACATCCATGAAATATGCTATCAAAAAGGAATGACAAATCGCGACATTGCGGATTTCTTAAAAGAACGCGGATTGAATGAGCAGATAATTTATTGTGATGCAGCAGAACCGAAATCGATTGAAGAATTGCGACAAATGGATATTTGGGCAAAACCTGCAATTAAAGGCGAAGGATCAATAAAGGCCGGAATTAGTTTGGTAAAGGAACACGATGTATTTGTTTCCAATGAATCAAAGAATTTGCAAAAGGAATACAACAGTTATTTTTGGGAGCAATTGAAGGATGAAACGATTATAAACAAGCCAATCGACAAATGGAATCACCTGATGGATGCGATTCGGTATGGTGTGTATTCAAAATACAAAAATCGCGTTGATTTCTTTGTTGTTTAATTCATTATTTTTGACAAAAATTAATATCCATCATTATGGCATCAATAATTGATCAGGTCAGATCGGGAATCATTAAAGCATTAAGCACATCAGGAACGGATCCACAATACAACAAATTATTGTACACATGGTTGGGTACATCAGTTGTGATGCAGGATGATAATGATGAAACATACATCCGTGAAGGTTATCAACGCAATGCAACGATTTATTCGATCATTAATTTAATCACCAAAGCGGCAACAACGGTTCCATTTCAGATTTATCAGGTAAAATCTGAATCTAAAATGAAACAGTACAAATCCATGACATCAGGTCATTTGGATGGATCAGCAATTTATCGCGCCAATTTATTGAAGAAATCAGCATTTGAATTGGTTACTGATACAGATTTGGAAGCGGTGTTGAAACGGCCAAATCCGGATCAATCATTCAGCACATGGTTGCAGGAAGTGATTGCATTCGGTAAATTAACAGGCAACAGATACATTTACGGCATATCACCTGAAACAGGACCTAATCAGGGCAAATTCCAACAATTGTATGTGATGCCATCACAATTGGTTGAAATTGTTTCCGGTGGCCTTATGGATCCGGTACAGGCATACAAAATCATATACAACAGCGAATATTTTATTGCCCCTGAAAACATGTGCCACATCAAGGATTTCAATCCTGATTATAACAGCGCAGGTTCAAATCTATATGGCCAATCACCATTGCGAGCAGGTTTGCGCGTTATGATGGCAAATAATGAAGCGGTAACAACAGGTTTGAAATATTTACAAAACCAAACATCGCGCGGTATGTTGGTTTCAAAAGATGGCACAATCAATGAAACGCAAGCACAGGCATTGAAGGATAAATTCCGCAAAACATATCAGGGTGCAGGAAATGCAGGTGATATTATTATCACACCTAAGGATTTATCATGGGTGAATTTTGGATTGTCAGCATCAGATTTATCATTGATTGAGCAATACAATGGCACAATAAAGGATTTGTGTAACATTTACAACATCCCTGTTTCGCTATTGAACAACACAGATGCATCGACATACAACAATGTCAAGGAGGCAAAAAAGGCATTATATCAAAACGCGGTGATTCCTGAATTGATCAAAATACGCGATGAATTGAATCGGTGGTTGGTGCCACAATATGGTGCTGATTTGTATTTTGATTTTGATTTCACGGCGATCAGCGAAATGCAAGAAGAAATTGACAAATTGGTTAGTCAATTAGCATCAGCATGGTGGGTAACACCAAACGAAAAGCGCGAAGCAATGAATTATGGCAAGGATGAAGTGAATGCATTCATGAATGATTATTATATTCCATCAAACCTGATGCCACAGAACATTTCAATGGATCAATTAGAGAATCCAAAATCATTGGATATTGATTTCGGTTTTGAAAGCAAATAAATATGCAAAGAGCATTTGATTTGGAACAGGAAATCAAATCTGTTTCTGAAAATTGGGGATCATTGTTTGAATCCGAATTGAAACGCGCGGAACGCGAATCAATTAAGGATTTCCGTGATTACTATTCAAGCCAATACAACAAAGCATCGGCACAATTCATTTTAACGCGAAATTTGAATCAGGCTGATTTATCGGCCTATTTCCAAAATAATGATTTGCAAAACATGTATCGCGACATGTATGAAAAAATCGGTTTACGATTTGCAAATTGGTATGCGAAGCATTGGGATAAAGCATTGGCAAAAGCCACAGACATCAATGGGTATCAATCAATATGGCAGGCAAAATTTGCATACATTGGTGAACAGGTAGGCGCACAACGCGTGACATTGGTATCAGGCACAGCCAAAGAAACATTGATCAAAATCACACAGCAGGCAATGCGTGATCCACAGTTCATGGCATTGGGTGATCGCGAAAAGGCGCGCATATTACGATCAAAATTTGATCGCTATTCAGATTATCAGGCGCGCAGATTGGTGCGCACAGAATCAACGAATGCCGCTAATTTTGCAACGATGCAAAGCGCATCAGATATATTTCCGGCGCAGGAAATGAATAAAACATGGATCACAGCAATTGATGGCCGTGAAAGGGATGCGCATCATTCGGCAAATCGCCAAACCGTGCAGTTCACAAAACCATTTATTGTGGGTGGTGAATCATTAATGCATCCGGGTGATTCCAATGGATCCGCAGGCAATGTGATCAATTGCCGTTGTTCAGTTGCGCCAATTCCAAAGCCAAACGCACAAACAATCGGAACAGCAATTACAGATATTGGTTTCGGAATGGCGCAGGCACAGGTTCAGTCGGTTATTTCAAGCGCATTTATTACACCGGAAGTTGCAGCCGTTGTTGCAACGGAAGTTGCCGTTGTAAACGAACAATCATTGATTGACAAAATGCGGCCTGATAATTGGAATGATATTGTTCCGGCAGATGCCGTTGTTGATGATTCATATTTAGGATTATTACAAAATAAACCTAAAATGTTGAAATCAATAAAAGGTAGTTCATATATGCCAAGAACAAATGAATTAGAAATTGATTTAGTCAGGTTTGATTCATCAACAATTCCATCAGTTTTGGCACATGAATTTGGCCATGCAATTCACATTCAAAATGGTTGGATTACATCATTTCATTCAGATGCAATTGTTGATTTTTATTTCAAAAAGCACCAAAAAATAGTTGGTATAGGATTGCGCGGTGATGCAAGAATGGAAAAGTTAAGGAAAGCATATTATCAATTGCAAAAAATTGAAACAATTGAATTCAGAAACAAATATTCATATTTAAGTGATAATCAATATTTAGAATATAGGGGACAGGTTAATGATTTTTTTGGGGCATTAACAAAAAACAAAATTGGATGGGGCCATGATACATCATATTATAGGTTGCCAAATAGGAATAAAATGGAATGGATGGCACACATTTTTGAAAATAAATACGCAGGCAATCCATTATTTAAGGAATTATTCCCAAACATATATGATGAAACAATTACAATATTAGATGAACTAATCGCAACAATAAAATGATGAAACAAATAATAGAATTTAATGCAATCGTTTCAGATTACATGAAATTACATCCAAAGGCAGAAAATCCGCAAAATTGGGCATATGATTTATCAATGTCAGAAATAATTGAATTTATTAAAAATTCTGATGGCCGTGAAATTGAATTTGTATTTTCAAGTGATCCTGATGAATTGGATGGAGGTAATTTGAAATATGTTGAAGATTAATTTTTTATCAGGTCAATTGGATTTGAATAATTTATAATTTTGGCAAAAAAGGAATGAGCATGATTTTTAAACAGACAGCCATTGGCATTGATGATATTGATGAAGCAAATGGTATTGTGAAAGGTTATGGATCGGTGTTTGGCAACATTGATTCAGACAATGATATTATTTTGCCGGGGGCATACACTAAAACATTAAAAGAAAATGGATCACGCGTTCGTTACTGTAACCAACACAGGATTGATCAGCCTTTGGGAAAATTCAGCGAATTGTACGAAGATGGGGTTGGTCTTGCATTTGTCGCTGAAATACCCAAAACAAGAATGGGTGAAGATATATTACTTTTGATGAAAAACGGTGTGATCACCGAAAATTCAGTTGGTATTATGCCAATCCAAAAATCATTCCGTGCTGATGGTGTTCGTGAATTGAAGGAAGTGAAATTATATGAAATTTCATGTGTAACATTAGCAGCAAATCCAATGGCATTGATTACAGATGCCAAAGGCGAAATTGATCAGGATTTATTGATCAAACGATTTGACATTTTAGCCAAGATGATCAAAAAAGAAAATGTATCTGATGAATTAGGATACGCAATTGAAAGTGAGTTGATGAAATTAAAATCCATGTTTGTTGATTTAACCACAATGCCGGCACAGGTTGCCACATTGCCGGAGGAAACAAAATCGATTGATATTTCCGAAATATTTAATTATTTAAATCAAAATTTAAAATCTTAACAGAGATGACAGAAGAAATCAAAGGTCAATTGGATCAGTTAAATGCTGCCATTGATAGCCGTATTGCGAAAGCAGAAGGTCAAGCAGTTGCATCAGCAACAGGAAAAGCGGATGAATTATTAAAATCCGAAATCAAGAATTTGGAAGTGAAATTTACTGAAATTCACAGCCGTATCGATGCAGCAGAAATTGCAGCAAAGAAAACAGCAACAGGTGCAACAGTAAAATCATTCAAAGATTCATTAATCGAAGGTATTTCAAAAGGTGCATTGGAATCAATGCTTTCAGGTGGAAGCCGTTCAGCAAAGTTTGAAATCAAAGCAGGCGATATGACTGTTGCGAATTCATTCACAGGTGAAGTAATTCCGGCACAATATGTTCCGGGTATTAAATACGATCCAACACGCGCGGTCCATGTTCGCCAATTGTTGCCACAAGGTTCAACAAATGCAGATGTTGTTCGCTATGTGAAGGAATCAGCATATGATAACGGTGCAGCACCAAAAGCACAAGGATCAACATTGAATGAATCAGATTTCGATTTGACAGCATACGATGCAAATGTTCAAAAAATCGGTACATATTTCCGTATTTCGGAAGAAATGTTGGCTGATACAGCACAATTGACATCATATTTGGCAGCGCGTGCGCCTGAAAAATTATTGACTGTTGAGGATACACAATTATTGTCAGGTAATGGTACAGCACCAAATTTGACAGGTATCATCACATCAGCAACGGATTTCGCAGCAGGATCATTTGCAGGTGCAATTAATGCAGCCAACGAATTTGATGTTTTGACAGTTGCAATCAATCAATTAGCGTTGGTTAATTACACACCTGATTACATCATGTTGAACCCAACTGATTTCCACAAAATTGTGTTGTTAAAAGCTACAACAAACGAATATTTGAAAGAGCAGGTTTATATGGGATTGCAGCCTCAATTCTTAGGAATTCCGGTAGTAATCAACACAGCGGTTCCGGCAGGTGATTATTTAGTTGGTAACTTTGCAGTTGGAACACAATTGTGGATCCGCCAAAACTTATCATTGGAGTTCTTCCGTGAGGATGGAACCAATGTTCGCGATGGCTTCGTAACAGTTCGTTTAGTTGAAAGAATTGCATTAACAAACTATGCGCCATTGGCATTTGTTAACGGTAATTTCGCAACGGATAAAGCAGCGTTAGAAACAGCGTAATTTTTTAAGGTTACGATTTATAAAAGGGCATCCAAATATGGATGCCTTTTTATTTTATATTTGTTCAAAAAATAACCAAACACATAAGTTATGGAAAAGGTATTAATGAAAAAAACCGTGCATGATGGCAAAGTATATCATCGTGCAGGTGAATTAGTTGAAGTAAAACCGGAGGTTGCAAAATGGTATATTGAAAAAAACTTTGCGGTTAAATTATCAGAAAAAGTTGAAGCAGCGGTAATTGAAGATTTACAGGAACCTGAAATCAAAATTGAAGCGGATACAATCGAAACAAAAGAAGAAAAAAAGGTTTACCGTAAACGGAAATAAAAATGCGCCAAATTCAAATCAATGAGGTATTAGGATCCGAAATTATCACGGTTGCTGATGCCAAAAATTTCATCAGAATTGACACAACAGCGGATGATACATTGTTGGGCATAATGATTGAAGCAGCACACACAGCAGCCGAAAATTATATGTCACGCGATATTATCGCAAAAAATCGATCATATTATTTGGATTACACATCAGATGGATTGATTGATATTCCATGGGGGCCAATTGATGAAATTGTTTCAGTTCAAATTAATAACATTGCACAAACAGGATACACCGTTTATGGATTAGGTGATAAAATGATTGAATTGGAAGGAAGCGCGCGCGATGTGATCATTGAATTCACAACATTAGGAATGTCAGATGGCATTCTGAAACAGGCATTGCTGATGATGGTTTCGACATATTATGACAACAGAACAGATTTTGTAACAGGTATGACAGTCAATGATGTTCCAAGCGCATCAGCAAAATTATTGGATGGTTTAAAATCAGTATTCATTTAATGGCAAACACGGCATCAAATTTAAAACAACGCATCATTGTCAAGCGATTGACTAAAACAGCAGATGGTTATGGCGGTTGGACATCGACAAAATCAACAGTTGGTACATATTGGTGCCAAGTGATTGAAAAGTCAGGTGATATTGATGCCAAGGATGGCAAACGAATTTTGACAACATCCATTGACATTGTGATCCGCAAGGAAACAGCGGATTTAATTCAGATGAATGATGTGATTCAGGTTGAAGGGAATTCATCGGAATATCGATTGAATGGTTTATTTCAAACAATCGAAAATTTTTGGGTTAAAATGGAAGCAACAAAAATAGAAGGATAATGATCAAAATTCGGATTGATAATAATCAACTATTGATGTTGCGTAAACAGATCAATGATCTGAAATATTTTGCAGGTCAAGAATTATCCAATGAATTGGCGGCAACGGCGGCATTTGCCGTTAAAAGAATGAAACAAACGGTTCCTGTTGATAATGGTAATTTAAAGAATTCAATCGCATTTGAACGGCAAAATCAATCAAATGTTGCGATCATGGCGCGCGCACCATATGCGCCATATGTTGAATTCGGAACAGGCCGTGGTGTAACATTGAAGTTTTTACAGGAAGCCGGATTTCCTTCATCATATGCGGAACAATTCAAAGGAAAAGGAAAGCGAAAAAACAATTTATATGCAAGGCCATTTTTTTTCCCTGCAATTCGAACGGAAATGAGATTGCTGAATGTGCGATTGTATAAGAAGTTAAAAAAATTCACAAAGTAATGTTGGAAGCAATTCAATTCATTCGCAAGGCGATTATAAACAGGTTAACCGGAAACATTTTGATTAATGGATCCGCATTGCCTGTTTATAACCGTGTACCATCAGGCGCATCGGTGCCATACATTTATGTGTATTCTGTTTCGACAAATGAATCAGATTACAATCAATCATCATTCATTACGGAAACAATCACGCGAATTGAAGTAATCACGCGATTCCAAGGTGATTCAGGTGGTGAATTGCAAGTGAATCAGGCTGTTTCACAAATTTTGGCATTAATCAGAACGCGATCAAATGGATATTTCAATTTATCATCAGATGGATTCAATGTGTTTACCTGTATAAATGAGGGAACAACATATTTGACTGATGAAGATGTTGATTATACATATTTCCGCGGTATTGTGGAAATAAGCAATAAAATTCAGCAAACAGCATAATGGAACATAACGATCACAGCACAGGCATTTTAAATTTAATGATTAGCATAATTTCGGCAACAATATCAATTGCATCATTTCAGGCATACATTTCACTAATTGCAGGAATTACGGCAATCATTTCAGCCATATTTGCCGCGCGTTATTACTACCACAAAACAAATGAAATTCTTAATCGCAATAAGTGATTTTTTTAAATATCGCGGTCAATGGTCACACACACGATTGATCAGTATTGCCGGATCATTTATAGTATTTTGGAAATTTATTCAACATCCTGATAATTTCGGATTGCAGGATTTGATGATGGCCATTATTGGGTTTGCATTTGGATCGGCAACGATGTCAAAATTCACCAAAGAAAATAATCAATCAATAAATGAAGGATCAGAAAACATTGGATCGGATTCAGATGATGCATCCGAAGGTACGCGCAGAAGTCGCAGGAATTTACGATGAAATATGTGAAGCATTAAAAGGCCGTGCATTTTGTCGTTTTAGTTATACATTGCGCACATTCCGTGAACAGGATGAATTGTATTGCATAGGTCGGACAAAGGCAGGCAAAAAGGTCACAAATGCCAAAGGTGGTTATTCGTATCACAATTACGGATTGGCATTGGACATCGTTTTGATCGTTGATCAGAAAACAGCGGTGTGGGATACAAAATCAGATTTTGATGGCGATGGTAAACCTGATTGGATGCAGGTTGTTCACATATTCAAATCACATGGTTGGGATTGGGGCGGTGATTGGAAATTCACGGATTATCCACATTTTCAAAAATCATTCGGTTATAAAATTTCTGATTTGCTTGAAATGCATAAAGCCAAAAAATACGATTCAAACGGTTATTTATTAATATGAAACATTTAATGATCATCATTCCAATATTTGCATTATTAGCATGCAAATCAAATCAGGTTGCGCAATCAAGCATCCAACATGATTCAATTTATGTTGAACGGATTGTGCATAAATACGAAGCGGTAAATGATACCATTATCATTGCCAATCCATGTGATTCATCAGGTATTTTAACAACATTTTATTCAAAGATCAACGCACCACAGGGATCAATTGTGATCAAATCAGATGGCACCAAAATCAAAACGATTGTGCGGTATTATCCATTCATTTCAGAACATAATCAACGCATTGAATATCGTGATCGCGTGATTACAAAAACGGTTTATAAAACAGAAAAATCATCCAATTTTGGAACATGGATGTGGGTGATTCTGATTGCCGTTGGATTGGGATGGACAGTTTTAAATTTCAGGCCAAAATTTCTTTAAATTGCAAGAAAAAAGGAATTAATACATGGCAACATTAACAGGTCATTTGGTTGCGGATACATACAAAGCATTGTTGAAAATGATTGACAATGATATATTGACAGCAGCCGAAAAACAGATTTCTGATGGTTTAGGAGGTGGCACAAATGTATTTATTGATCAAAACGGATTTTTACGCGCAAAAAAATATAAAGTAACAGGTGCAACATCATCACAATTTTTAAAAGGTGATGGATCGTTGGATGGAACGGCATATTTACCTGTTGGAACAACAACAACAGATGTTCCGGAAGGAATCAATTTGTATTTTACGGAATTACGCGTTTTAGACACAATATTAACAGGATTTGTTTCAACGGAGGGAACCGTTACTGATGAGGATTCTGTATTAACGGCCATCAACAAAATTTGGTGGAATATTGAAAACGGTGGAGGCGGTGGCGGTGGTTATGTTCCATATACAGGCGCAATTAATAATTTGAATTTAGGCACATTCGGTTTAATTTCTGATTATGTTCAATTCAACACAACAAATACAAGCATTCCAACAACAGCCGGAACAATGGCATGGAATGATACAGATGGAACAGCGGATTTACGATTAAAGGGTGGGAATGTTACATTGCAGATTGGTCAAGAACAGGTTGTTCGCGTTGTTAATAAATCGGGCGCATCATTAGCTGAATCAGATTTTAATGCAGTTCGGATTCGATCAGTTGCGGAAGGTGGCGCACAGGGGCAACGATTGGCCGTAGTATTAGCGCAAGGCGATTCAGATCATGATTCAGCAACAACAATTGGTTTGGTAACTGAAACAATTGCCAATAACGCGGAAGGATTTATCACAACATCAGGTGAGGTAAAGAAAATAAACACCACAGGGGCCAAATCATATGGTGCATTAGAAACATGGGTTGATGGTGACATTTTGTATTTATCGCCAACGCATGCAGGTTATTTGACAAATGTAAAACCACAGGCACCGGAACACACAATTATCATTGGTTGGGTTGTTTATTCGCATGCTGTTAATGGTAAAATCTTTGTAAAGGTTGACAATGGGTATGAACTTGATGAATTACACAATGTAAAAATCACGAATCCCGAAGAACTTGATACATTAATTTTTGATGATTTGTTGCAGGTTTGGAAAAATCAAAACATATTTTCAGCGATTAACGCAACAGATGTAGGAAAGGCAATAATTTCAATCCCTAATGCATTAGATACAATTCCGGTCACAACTAAGGCGCGTTGGTTGCGAATCAATGTTGACAACACGGTTTCCGCTGTTGAAGCATTGGACATGGGATTTATTCCATATTTCCGGGATACAGAATTATTTGCAAAATCACCTATTTATACAACAGGGGCAATTGTCGGAATTGGCACAACATCGCCAACGGCATTGCTTCATTTAAAAGGCACAACAGCATACACCGAATTAAAATTGGACAACAATAGTCCAACAGGCGGCGGTATGTTTATTGCGCAACAAAATGGCAATCAAACAGCATTGTTTGGTGCAGATGCATATTTTCAAACAAATACATCATTGGATGCCGCAGTAATTGCAAAACGCACAGGTGGAGGCATTCAATTTTACACCAACGGATCGCAATCTGAAAAGATGGGAATCAATGCGGATGGAAATGTTTTTGTTGGTCAAACACCGACATGGACATCATCAGCAACAAATTTCATTGTTCGCGGAAAAACAGGTGCAGGTCACATTGGTGTGATGCATTACGATATGTCAATCAAAGGCATATTTAACACATTGAATTCATTGGTTCAAATCGGATCAACAACATTCCATTCATTGGCATTTATAGTTGATTCAGTTGAACGCGGAAGGATCAATTCATCAGGCCGTTTTTTATGGAATACATCAACTGATAATGGTGTTGATGATATTCAGGTAAATGGATCATTAATTGCCACAGCAATCAAGAAATCAGGCGGTACATCAGCACAATATTTGATGGCTGATGGATCTGTTTCAACAGGGCCATCATTGGCCGGATATGTTCCGACATCGCGTACATTGACAATCAATGGCACAGGTTATGATTTAAGCGCGGACAGATCATGGAATGTTGGAACGGTTACATCAGTAAATGCAACAGTGCCAACAGGATTTGCAATTTCAGGAAATCCAATTACATCATCAGGCACATTGGCAATCACATTTGCAGCAGGTTATGCATTGCCAACAACAGCAAAGCAAACGCAATGGGATTCAGCATATACATGGGTTTCAGGATTTCCAAGTCAAACAGGGAATTCAGGTAAATTTTTGACAACCGATGGAACAAACATCAGTTGGTCAAATGTCGTTTTGGGTGTTACATCATTCAATACACGGACAGGTGCAATTTCATTGTTATCCGCAGATGTAACAGGTGCGTTGGGTTTTACACCTGTTCCAACAACGCGATCATTATCAATCAACGGAACGGCATATGATTTGTCAGCGGATCGCGCATGGACAATTTCAGCAGGATCATCAGCGCGCAATGTTTCAACATTTACAGCCACATCAGGTCAAACAACATTCACAATTTCGGGTGGATACACGGCCAATTTAGTTGATGTTTATGTCAATGGTGCGCGTTTAAATGCAAATGATTTTGTTGCCACATCGGGAACAGATGTTGTTTTAAATGTCGGTGTTGTACTGAATGACATTGTGGAAATTGTTAATTACATCGCATCAGCAAGCGCATCAATATCAGGCACAGGATCAAGCGGATACATCACAAAATGGATTGGATCAAGTGTTGTGGCTAATTCATTGTTATATGATAATGGAACAAACATTGGCATTGGAACAATAACACCGAGTGCAAAATTGCACATTGTTGGGACAGCATTGGTTTCAAGTTCAATTACAGCAAATTCATTTGTCAAATCAGGTGGCACATCGGCACAGATATTGGCCGCAGATGGATCAGTAATTACAGCAGGATCAAACATTACAATTTCAGGTGGCACAATTTCGGCATCAGGTGGTGGAAGCATTACAGGAAGCGGCACAACAAATTACATTACAAAATGGACAGGATCAGCCGCAATTGGCAATTCATTGATTTTTGATAATGGAACATCAATTGGAATGTTTAATGCTGCAAATGGATCAGGATATGCATTAGAATTTAATAATAATGTAAGTCAGCCAAGAATTGATATAATTGACAATGGAGTTTATACAGCACAATTGAAATCATTATCGGGTGCTGTTTATTTATCAAATAGTTCAGTAAACCCAATAATATTTAGTACATCGGGAGTTGAAAGAATGCGAATATTATCAACAGGAAATATAGGAATCGGTATTTCAGCACCAACATTTTTGCTGCATGTAAATGGAGATATTCGCACAAAAATGGTTCATTATAATGTGCAATCAGAAAATCGTGGACATCGTGTTTATTCGCGAACAATGGATGTGAATTCATACACAACAGCAACAAATATGCGATTTACAGTTGCAGCAGGATATAATGTCCAATTTCAATATGAAATAACATTTCATGCAACGCGTACAACATCAGGAAATCCTGCTGAAATTTGGTATTTGCGTTATACAGCAGGAATTGCATATGACACATCAAGAAATCCAAATGAACGGTGGTGGGATTTAAGAGAGCAGGCAGGAAATGGAATTGCAGGTGTTGGCCGTTCAAATAACACAGGATATTTTGACATTCAAAATTCAGCATTTGACAGCGGATGTAGATTGACATGCGTTGTAAAAATAACATGTAATAATTGGGATGCCGTAACAGTAACATTTCCATAATATGATAAAATATACCTACAAAATAACATCAAACAATGTTGCGCCAAAAGAAGGCGAAATGTTTCTAATTATAACATCAGCATGCATGCAGATTACGGCATCAACAGCGGATGGATTTATTGAAACAATGGCAAGTCAATTTGATTTTCCGGCACCAAATCCGGCATCATACACACCATTTGATCAAGTTACTGAACAAATGATTATTGGATGGATTATGGAAATGTATTCTGATATAGTTGATCAAATTGAAAATCAATTGGCTGATGAAATTGCCATTGACATTGCAAATAATATTATTGTAAATCATCCATTACCATTTTAAAAAATGTCAAAAAATACGGATTTATCGGAATTAATCAATTACCTGAAAGGCAAAACAACAGGCCAATTGGTTGCGCCATATTACACATCAGCAACATCATTCACAGGAACAATTGCAGGATATTTGGGTTTTGATTCAAGCGGTAATATTTTGAGCATTGCAAGTGGTTCACAATGGCTAACCAATGGCGCGAACATTTATTTCAGTACAGGAAATGTTGGTATTGGAACATCAACACCTGCATATAAATTGGATGTAGTTGGTGACATTAATATCACAGGATCATTCCGTGTTAATGGTACACCAATTGGAACAGGTGGTGGCGGTGTTTCAGGATCCGGTACAATCAATTATTTGGCAAAATGGTCATCATCAACAGGGATCACAAATTCACAGATTTTTGATAATGGAACTGATGTGGCAATTGGCACATCATCGCCATTGTACAAATTCACCGTAAGGCCAACAACAAACATAAATTTTGGTATTGGTAAAGCCACAATATTTGCCACAGATGACACAATTTTTGTGAATGCTGTAAACAATACATATGGATCAATTCCGTTGGCTGTAAACGCATCGCATATTGGTTTTTACATTGGATTCACGGAGGCAATGCGAATCAATGGATCAGCACAAATGCTATTGGGAACAACATCGGGTGTTTCAGGTGGTGGTTTATTACAGGTTGCAGGGGATGTGAATATCACAGGGACATTCAAAGTTAATGGAACAGCAATTGGCGGAAGCGGTAATATTTCAGGATCAGGATCAGGTGGATATATTTCAAAATTTGATTCATCCAATTACATATCAAACAGCGCATTATATGATAATGGTTTTAATATTTGGTTAAATACAACAGGATACACATTAGTTGGTGCGCCATCGAAAGGATACCATGTTTATGATACAACATCAGCAGGTATTACATTCAAAACAAATACATCAAATTATGGTTCAGCAATCAAGCGAATCCAAGCAACAAGCACATTAGACATTTACAATGATGGATATGTAAATATTGGAGCAAATACAAACGCAAATGCTGTATTTATTACATCATCAGGTGTTTCATTCGGATCAAC